GTATTTTTAATTCTTTAGCTAATCCTTTGGTTGCGATAAATACATCATCAATCTCATCTTTCCTTTCAAACGATTTACCTCTAGAAGGTGCTCTTAAATAATCAACGTAGTCAATAATAATAAGGTCTGGTTTATGTTCCATGTCAACACACTTTTGTACGTGTGACTTTATGGTATTTACCGTCGCTGACTTAGGAGCATATTCTTTTACTATAAGCTTACCTTTTAGATTGTCGACGTACGTCTGTACTTCTTTTCTATGTTTATTTACTTCATCTATAGAATAGCCAGTAAAGTAGCAATCAAAACGCTTACCAACATAATCCTCTCCCAATTCGAGTGTATAGTAGTTGACTTTGTATCCAAGTTTAACTGCATGAGCAGCAATAGCAACCATAGTCCAGCTTTTACCGCCACCAGGATTACCAAACACAATTGCAAGATCTCCGGGACCAAACCCGCCTTGGATACCGTCATTAAGTATGCTCCAAGGACTAGGAATAGTAGGACGGTAATCCGTACGATATCTCGTTTCAACGTCTTTATTATATTCATGTCCGATATTTTTATCCATACCCGCTTTCATTGCTTTTTCGACCTGGTTTCTAATACCATCGAAATCTCCTTCTTTAAGAAGATCGGCTGAGTTAAGTATGGCGTTTTTCATTTCTTGATTCTTACAGAAAGTAGTAAACTCTTCTTGAACGTATTCTAAATCGTCTTGAGAGGCTTGATAAGAGTTTCTTAACTCTTCTTTTAATGCTACTTGAAGGACTTCGTTTTCGAGTTTTTGAAGCTCTACTTTAAGAACGTCCATAGTAACATTAGTATGGTACTTATCAAAATAAGAACATATCTGACCTATGATCCACTTATGTGAATCAGCATCAAAATAATTATCGTGTAAAACGTCTCTTACGTTAAGTAAGAACTTTTTATCTGTGAGTAATGATCCTAAAACTTTTAGTTGGAACCCCTTCCCGTATTGTTGTAAACTCTTTAATGTCATTCAGTAACCTTTGTTTAAATATAAGAAAATTAAATCGATTGAGCAATTAATTTTTTAAATTTTGTAGTTGACCACCCGTGGTCTCTATTCAAATAATGAATAGGTATTTTTAAATCATAACCAGTAAATGGTTTATCTTTATAATCATCACCTAAAAACCTAACTTGAGGATTTACTATTTTTAAAAGCTCTAAAAGCTCTCTTTCATAAGTATAAGTAAATACATTATCAATATACTTTATTGACATAAGCATTTCGTCTCTTTCTTCTACTGACAGGATAGGTTTAAGTTTATGAGGGCGTTCTATAGAAGGATCAGAGTGTAAAAGGATAATAAATTCATCACAATTATCTTTACATTCCTTAAACATCTTTATATATCCTGGGTGAATTACATCAAAATTTCCTGCTATAACTCCTTTTCTCATAATAATGTTTTTTTAGGTTTTATTCCAATATTAGTACCTAATACCCACCTTTCTTTTCCACTTTTATTTGGTTCACTTCTATGTGAAATTGCTGCATCAAAAATAAAAAGGTCGTTTACTTTTACATTAGCTTTTTCCCAAAGCCAATCTTCAGATGAACTTGTACTGTAGTTTTTCTTAAAGTCGTAGTACGGATCTCTAAATAAAAGATCTCCACTATTTTCAGGTACTTCTAAATATAGAGCACTACTAATAATTGCTCCTGCATGATCATGAGTCTTAATGTAGCCATTATCATTATACCTGTTAAACCAAGAATGTAAGACTACTAATTCAAGATCTTTTGGATATTTGAGAATATTATAAGCTAAATTTAAGTAATGAGGTTTTAAAAAAGTATAAAAAGACCTTAGTTCTGGAAGTAGGTGTGTTGGTTGTTCTCTGTTAAACATAGTATTATCGGTATTTACCTCTAAACTATCACGTCTACTTCTTTCTATAAGTTTTTCAGCTATAGGTTTTATATTTTTCCAATCTAAGTTAAAACTTAACTTTAGTATACCTGTGTTCATTTTACAGTAGTTAAAGCTCGGAATGTTTCTAACCAGCCTTCGGTATTCTTAGTAATACCTTCTATCTTATCTTGGTCCATAAGATGCAAGAATGCTCCTGTTTGGAGTCCAGGTATATTTTCTTTCATAATGGACTCAACATATTCTATCTCTTTCTCATCTAAAGTAGTTTCATGTAAGTCCATTAACTTGAAATTAGTCTCAACTCTATCCCAGTTATGAATAATTTTAGCAAAGATTTTTTTGCCTTCAAGTTTTTCTTCAGCAGTTTTGAAAACATAATCTAAATCAGATACCTCGGTAAGTAGCTTAGGAAATTCAGATACTATAGTCTTTATCCCTAATCCCTTGACTCCTAATAAGTTATCAGAATTATCTCCAAGTAGAGCTTTTACTATATTATAATTTACTGGAAGAACTTTTAATTCTTCAAATATATTATCTTTTGTAAAAGTTTTCTTTTTAACCGGAGCATATACTTCGATATTACCATTAACTAGCTGTAAAAAATCTTTATCTGATGATACTATAGTTACTTTTTTACCGGCATTGGATGCTCTATTAGCTAGATATGCTATGATATCATCAGCTTCAAGTTTTTCTAACCCCATCTGATGTATAGGTAGACATTCAAGATAATCCTGGGTTCTATATAATTGTCCGATTAAAGCTTCTTGTTCTTCTTCTCTGGTATCGTATAAACCCCAGTGAGTTATTCGAGCTGTAGCTCTCTGTGCTTTATAATTCGGATCGATATTCTTTCTATTTCCGGCACCACCTTTACCGTCCCACACAACAATGACCCTTGTCGGGTCAAAGATGCGGGTTACGTACCCTAGCGAGCGAAGGAAACCCACCAGACCGCCAACATGGGTGCCTGATGGATTCATCGCCTTGAGCAGCGAGAATGACCTGATTAAGGTATTCATCGCATCTATGATCAAGATATGATCATTAAGAGCTCGGGGTGGGGTTTCTTTAAGATTTTTTAGAATATCGTCGTATGCCATTAATCTAATAGATTAGGAGTAATATTATCTTCTTCTAAATCTCCTTCTTCTATTAGGTCAAAGTCTAGACTACCGACTAATTTCAACCAGTGATCTTTATGCTCGTCTTTATATTTATCGATTGCACGTTTATCATCAGGTATAAAACCATGTGAGGTCATAACTACTCTTCCTCTAGATTGAACTCCACCAATATGGTTCTTCTCTATCTGTACGTTTGTACGTTTAGCAAATTCAACCTGAAGTCCGTTCTTGATAGCTTTTATCTTTGATGTACCTGGGTTAGTAATATTACCGAAAGTAATCACTAACGTAGCATCATACCACATAGACATACCTCCTTTATTTTGTAACTTAGGCATACCCATCGGTGATTCAGGTTTCATAGTCCAAACCTTATTGATAGCCACCATAGTATTGGTATAAGGAGAGTTTTCTTTTCTAGATAGAAGAATCTTTTGATTTAAGTTATTACCAAACTGAGTAGACATTGCTCCAGCATTCCATTCGTTGTTGTTTTTATTTGATCTAACCGAAAGATCACAGGGTACTGAGCCAATACTGTCCCAGAAAAAACACATATCAAAAGGTAAATTTCCTTTGGATTGCTCATCCATAAGGTCTGCAATATAAACTGCTACATCTTCAATAGTATTCAGTTGACCTCTATCAGCATAAAGGAAATGGCCTTCGTAATCTAATACGTTACCGTCTTTATCTTTTACTTCATCGAATTGAAGACCCATCTCTTTAGCGTGTTCCCAAGACCACTTCATCTCAGTTATAATGAAGACAGGGAGAATGCCCATTTTTTGAGCATTCACCGCAGCTTCTAACAAGGCAGTTGTCTTGCCTGTATCACTATGTCCTCTCAACAGAGTGATGTGCCCGGTTGGGATACCAGGCAGGGAAGTAATATCTTGAAAGGCTTTAGATAGGGGAATCCATCCTTGCTCTTTAAACTTAACAGATGCATTTGAATAACCTTTCTTCTTTTTGAAGTTGCTAAGATTAAAAGACTTCTGTACTGCTGCTGCAGCTTTTTGTTGTGTCTCTTTTTTCTTAGCCATTACTCATTAAATAAATCGTCAAATTTTGATACAGTATCTTTATTACCTTCAGTAGCAGTTTCTAACGTAAAGTCAGATTGCTTAGGTGCAGGTGCTGCTGCTGGAGTATCTGATGAATCGTCTCCTGATCCAGGGTTAAGATAGTTCTGTAATTGCTTTTTAATAAAGTCATAATCATATTGAGTATGTACTTCTACCGGATTAGGTTGTTCCTTTAACCATTTATCAACTAAATCATTATTATCTGATAATGGAGTCTGTTTAGGTTTAATACGAACAGTAGTCTCAGGGTAAGGGTTACCTTGTACCTGCTCTACTACCATATCCCATCCGTTAATAACGTCTGTAAAGTCTCCGATATCCTCATCTTCTGCCAAAGCAAGTAATGCTTTATAGATAGTAATACCGAATCCCCATAATCTAACTCCTTTATCTTCTTCTCCTCTAACTACTACAGGAGCAAAGATTCTAGTTTTAGGGTTGAGTTTACCTGATAAAGACCAGTTATCTTTATCGTTAGTTTTTCTTAGTTCTTTTACGAACTCTTCGATTGGGTCTTGCTTACCAAAGTTTGATAAAGCAACCATCGGGTACTTTCCTACTCCGTAATGGAATTTTAATTCCTTAAACGGGAAAGCAGGATCATAGGCAGAAGGAACGATTCTAATCGTTTGCTTACCTAATTCAGGTTTCCAAAAAATTGTTGAATAGTCAGTCTTTTCTCTTTGCTGACCGTTGTTGTTCAAGGCATCTAGTTTAGCCTTAATCGCATTTAAATCCATATAACTAATTTATTATAACGTTTTATTTTAATATAAGAAAAAGATCTTAACGATCCAACTCTACAATACGGAAAAGTTTTGTATTTACTCTCTTGAGTTCTGGTCCTTTGGTTAGTAGTATACAGTTTCTGTAATCAGGCCAGTTAACTCTATAAGATGTGTCTAATTGCCCTCCGTTTAACTCTTTAATTAGAGTATTAAGGGCATTAATTGTATAGAGTGTGTTAGATTCTTTTTTTCTGTGGACGAGAATAGTATTATCTAAAAATGCTCCTACATTTCCAAAGTCTACATTATAAGTACAAATATACTCATCTTGACTTTTAGAGTAAAGGACAAAAATTTTGTTGTAAATAATTTTATACCTTTCCTGAATTTCCTCTAGTACTGAATCTAGAGTATTTTCTGTAGCAAAGGTGCAAAAAAGCTTATTGCTCATATCTTCGTTAAACTGAAAAGGTTCTATGTCGTAATCAAACCTCGGTTTAGTAACTATTTCGTTCATTATAAATATCTTTTTAGTTCTATAAACGTAAATCCCTGGAGTGTTTAAATTTTACTGGGTATTTTCCACCGGATTCCATTATCTCCTTAAGTTTTTGTAATGTTTCTTTACCGTCCTCTTTTGAAAAGTCGAATAAAATCGCATCGTAGGTATAAAGAGCTACCTTAGTTTTTTTATCTTTTAAGTACCTAAGTACATCTTTTAATATAAGAATATTTCTTGAGGTTTCAAGCGATTGCATGATATAGTTCATCAGCTTTTGAGGATTCATGTCTCGTAATCCCCTTGTAAATGGTTTTCCACTAATAGGAGCCAAGACTTTTCCGTCATTTTCATATTGTCTCCAAAGCTCTCGGATATACGAATTAATTCTGCAAAAGATTTCAAGGCTCGCCCACTTCTCTGGTATTTTGCCATAAATTGCGTGAAAGTTAGTTTGTTTTGCTTCTTGGTATTCTTCTTCATTAATCTCTTCTTTATTAAAGTAAATTTGTGCTAAATATTTATGAGCAGAATCAGAAGGAATATCAAAGTCAATCTGATCACAAAGTAACCGAAGGTGATAACCGTCAAAGTCCAGCTCAACAAAAAAGTCGTTTTGGGGCCTAAAACATTTTCTATGCTCTTCTGTCTTGGGGATAGCAGCATAATTAACAGAATTGAAAGCATTAGTAGGTCTAGATGTAGCATTGTATAGATTATATGACGAATAAGTTATATTGTCTTTTATATTGTATAAAGGATCTCTAGGATTAAACATTTTATTGAAAGCCTCATAGTGTATTCCTAATCCTGACTGCTCTAAAAGAAAAAATACATTAGTTGCAGTCTTATTATAAAAGTCAAACTTATCAGGTATAGTTAAATTTAAGAATTCTTTTACAGACTCGTATACTTTTTCACAAGATTCATACAATTTTGTTATAGGAATAAGCTGATTAATGTTTGTATGTTTAGAAAACTTATTATAGAAAAAGTTTAAAGAGGAGTTTTCTCTAGAATACTCTAATTTGCTATAATTAGTCATAGCATAAAGTAAAGATAAATCTATACTATCCTGTATATTAAAGTGATACAGAAGGTTTTTCTTATCTAAGGTATAAAGTGGTTTGTAGGCATTAAGTATCTTAGAGACACGTTCTTTAGCTGTATTAATTCCTTCATCGTGATTTATAGGAATAATAAATCCATGCTTACTATTTGTAGGTCTGAGATATATAGCAATAGTAGAGGTAAGCTTTGGATGGAAGTTATTATTAGAAGATATAATATCTACATAACCTCCTAGGCGTCCTAGTCTTTCTAACTTTTCTAATTGGATTTCTGTCTCTACTATATAAAACACTTATATAACCTTTTAAGTAATATAAGATAAAAAGTTTATTTTACAAACTGTGCAGGGTCAGAAAGATGCTGTTCAGTGATTCCCGGTAGGATTTCTTCAGCTCTTTCGGTAGTTTTAATATTTTTTGTACGAGATCCTTCGTATTTGAATCCTTTGAAAACAGTATCTTCTAGTGGTTGACTTAGTTCCCACTCTATCCTTAAAGGTTTTCTATACAATACCGGATTTCTTATTGCTTGAGTAAAAGAATCTACTTTTACTTCTACTATTTTTCTATCTCTTGTATCTTGAATAAAGTACCTTAAGTAGAATTTTCTTTTATAATCTTTTTCAGTCGGTTCCACATAGTCGTTTTTGAACACAAACTCTGAAATGCTTATAGGAGCATTGTTAGGGATAAATTCTAACGGCTCTGGGGTACGTTTTGGTATTGAACCTTTGTAGTACCTTTCTTTATAATCCTTAATAAAGGTACCGGTATACTCTTCTTTAGTTTCAGGATCAATTAACTTTCCGTCAACTTTATTTAATATTCTATATTTAGATTTAGGTAAGTACATTATTTTTTAAGAACGAAAAATTGTGTGTTAATATTAGTATACCATTTGTTATCAGATGCTATTTCATGCTCGACACCTGTAATAATATATCCAAATTCATCATATTTAGCCGGTAAAATACCTTTCTGTAATTTAAAAGTAGTTCCTACTTTAAATCCTCCTAGACCTAACATTTTAAGTGAAAGTTCTACAGGAACTACTCCAGGTACAGCTTCTTCAAATTCATCTCCTACTATATAAGGTAACTGTGCTAGTTCTTGAATATGTGAAGAAGTTTGTTGGTATAAATTTTCCCATTCCTCAAACGTCCATGAGTTTGAACTTGAATCTTTGTTCTTTTCATTAACTGCTTTCCAGAGTTGATTCAGTTTAAATGCTTCGCTAGCTTCTGGTTCTGGATCTGATAGACTATCGTCTGTAGTATTTTTTTTCTCTAAATGTCTGTCAGTCAAGTTTTTATTCCATCTAAGTAAATTAGCTACATTGTCATCTGTAGAATTACTAGGAGCTTGCGCTGCTACAGCTATTTGAGAAGCTATGTCTGAGGTAATTCCGCTGCTGACCGATAAATCTACTACTGTCGAGCCAAGCCCGGTTACATCTAATCTTGTTGAAAGAGATTTAGCTTTTGTTGGGTCTAGGTTTTTTCTATCTACTATTTTCATAGAAGAATTATCATCGGCATTTACTATGTCAAACTCGTTTACTCCACCGTATGCTCTTTCAATTCTTGATAATATACCTTCAATAGCTTCTAAAACTCCTACTCCCTCTGAATTACTTTCAATTACTTTATCTACTTCTTCTAAAATAACTCTTGTAGAAACATAAATATTATTTATTAATAAGGGATTAGTATCAAAAGTATTATTAGGTTGAAAGTTAAATACACGAAAACCCTCATAGTCAAACGGTGGGGGGAGTATACTATTTTTAGGAACCGACGGAATTGTTCGCATTAAAACTTCATGAGGAAGTGCACTATAATGTCCGCCAAAAGTAAAAAATTTTTCTTCAGATTCTAAGTCAAAAGGAATAAGTACTTCTTTGTTATTTTTATCTTTAATACAAATATGATTATTATATATCTCTAATACAGAACTCAAAGGAACATAGTGTATAACGTTATTTTTTGAATAATCAAGGTGTGATTCATTACTTTTAGATATTTTTAATCTAAAGACAGTGAAGTCTGTAGTATTAATGTAAAACTTTACAGAATCTTTATATTTCTGCCCTAAGGCTGCCTTTAAATTGTAGTAAAGAGCATCTGTTACAATTTTTTCTCCTTCTCCTGAATCTACTAAGATTCCGCCTCCTAGTGCCTGAACTCCAGTTTTACCTTCATTTTCTATTCTATAAAATCCCTCTAATCCTAAGTAATAAACATGAAATGGACTTTTTCGGATTTTAGAATCTAATTGACCAACTTTTTTATTAGCATTTTCTTCAGACTTTACTAAATCAGTTCCTTTTCCTATAGCAATAGATTCTAATACAACATTTTTTGAGACTACTTTTATTGAGCAATCATAACCTCCATCTGATCTATAAGACCAAGAAAAATTTACTATTAACCCTAAAAAACCTTCATAATTACCGTAGTAGTTATCTCGTTTTTTAGCTATTAGTTTTTCTATTGCCCCATACGTACTGCTTTGAAACCACTTATTATCATCAAGTACTGCTTCCCTATTAGTAAATTTTATATTAGAAGTACCGTCACTAGTAATGTATGCACTGTGGCCCCATTCTACTAAAACACTATACCCAGGTCTAAAGAATAGCTTTTCGGCGTCCTCTAAATCCTTTAGTGTCCAAACATTAAAATTTACAGTAGCTTCCTGTAGTGTACCGTAGGTATTTTTTGATGTTACTTTGAAACCTGTTATTCCAGGAGCTGGTCTAAATCCTAACCTATTATCAGCTTTGTATAAAGAAGTATTGGTGTCTCCTATTCCTTCTTTATTTCCGCTATTGGAAAGAATAAATTGTTTTGCTTTAGAATTATCACCTGCTATATTGACACTTGAACGTACTTTAATCC